TGAAAGAGATAGACGAACGCTACTTCATTAAGAAGGTAGAAACTACCTTTGGTCGCAATGGGGCACGCCGACAAATAACTATAGGAGCAAGATTATGAGTATAGATAGAGAATTAGCCGAGGGGCTTCGTAAGTTAGGCAAACGCAAAACCCCTACTATAGCCGTAGAAGTGGTATCAGTAGACAAAGGAAACGGCACTTGCGTGGTGAAGGACGACGAGCTACAATATACTGTGCGCTTAGCCTCGGTGATTAACGATAATGCCGAGCGGTTTTACCTGTTCCCAAAGATAGGAAGTAGCGTACTGATTGCTTCTATTGGGGAGGACGAAAACCGCTATTATGTAGTGGCTTATAGCGAGATTGAGAGCGTGAGCCTACGGATAGAAGACACTCAGCTTACCATAGACAAAGCAGGGGTACATCTGCAACGGGGTGAAGTAGATTTTAAAAGTCTTTTAAATGAACTTTTAAGTGAACTTAAAACAGCTATCATACAAACCCCTTCAGGGCCTGGTAACTTCGCCCCTAACAATGTAGCGAAGTTTGATGAGATTAATAACAAGATTAACCTTTTATTACAGTGATATTTTTCACTTTTAACTATTCACTTAATTATGGCACGATTGACAGCTGTAGAGGCAGACTATAAGAGGTCGCAAGGCAAAGAACTTTTTACTAAAGGCTTTAGCATTGCCAATATTTCGGAAATGATAGGTATAGGCATTAAGACACTTGGCAAGTGGAGGGAGGAAGGCAAGTGGGACGATGAGAAAGAACTGCAAACGCTTAAGCCTTCTAATATTCGCAAACTCACCCTCAAGTGTGCGCAGGCTATTGAGCGAGGCGAACCCTTACCCTATAAGGCGGACGATATTACTAAAATCGTGGCTGCCTTTGACCGTATTACTGACCATAATAAAATAGCAGTATATACGATGGAGAGCCTTGACGGCTTCTCTAACTTTATCTTAGAGAAAGCAGGGCAAAGCACGGGTAAAAAGCGTGAGGTCTATATGAACACAATCAAGGAAATACGCCCTTACTTTGATATGTATATAACCGAATTATTACAGAAAGGAGATGACTAAAACAGAACTCAAAGAAGCCAAAGAACGCTACTTTGCTAAATCCAAAATGATACGAGAGCTTACCTATGAGGCTATCCAAAAGGAAACAGCAGATGAGCAGGAAGCACGTATCAAGCGACTTTTAAAACCCGAAAATTATGGTGAGTTTTTCGATTACTATTTCGGGCTTGACAGTGGTTTACCCTTGGGTGATGCCAAGACACCTAAGTTTCATATTGACGACTATATTCGTTTGTACAAGGACCCGTTTATACGCCAATTCAGAAAGAAATTTAGGGGTGCAGGTAAGTCCATACAGTCCAATGTGGGCAATATATGCCATCTCAAACAGAACAACCTTACCTTCTTTCCTATCCTTATAGGGGCTAACGAGGGCTTGGCTAAAATACTACTGTCCGACTTACAAGCACACTTAGAGAACAATCAAAAGTTTATCAAGGACTTTGGCTTGCAACTCTCTTATGGGGATTGGTCGGATGGTGATTTTCAGACTACAGACGGCAAGCACTTCAAAGCCTTGGGACTTAACCAACCTTTCAGAGGGTTACGTTTTGGTATGTATCGCCCCGACTTGGCTATTTTGGATGATATAGAGGACTTAGACCGTGCCAAACGCCCCGATATGATAGAGAAGTATGGCAAAAAAATAACGGGCGACTTGGTGAAGGCTTTTCACCGCAAGCGAGGAAGGCTCATCATCAATAACAACTATATCGTCAAAGACGGCATATTGGACTACCTCTATGACAAGTGGAAAGATAGCCCACACCTGCACGACTCGGTTACGAATCTTGCTACTGTGAATATCACCCGAGAGAACTATATGGATGTAGAGTGGGAACCCTCATGGAAAGAACGCGATACTAAGGAGGATATTATTCGTATCCTAATGAATGATGACTACTATACCTCACAGCGGGAGGATTTCAACAATCCTATTGAGGAGGGCAAACTCTTTAAGGCGAAAGATATTGCCTTGGTACACATAGCAAATAATGAGGCTTGGGACGGATTGCTTGACCATTGGGACTTATCTTACACCGCTACGGGCGACTATAAAGCGGGGGTACTCATTGGTATCAAAGGTATTAAGTTGTACGTGTTGGAAGTCTTCTGCCAAAGGTGTGAACTTAATGCAGCTATGGAAGTGCGCGCCCAGTGGGTAAAGAAGTACCTTAAAAAAGGCTTTAATACTATGGGTTTCTTTGATGCTACTATGGCACAGAAAGCCGTCTACACCCCTATTATTATGCAGAGTGCTGAGGACAATGCTTGCCCTAATATCCCTATTGGTTTGCATCAAGAGGGTGACAAGCACAATCGCATTTCAGCAGGTATTACCAATGCGCTCTTTCGCAAAATATTGTACTGGGACGAGAGTCTTCCCAAGCGTTCAGAACGTGACTACAACGCTTTTATTAAGCAGGTGCTTTCCTTTGAAAAAGGGACTACCTCACACGATGACGCCCCCGATACTTTAGAGCGTGCCATTACCCTTGCCCAACAATATTTTGGCTATTCCGAAAACCCTTTACAAAGCGGGCGACCTTTTATTGCTAAACACAAAAGACGTAGCATATAACCTAATTATTCACCTAAAATAAGCCCGTGCGGCTCGCACTATGACACCGAGAAAAGAACTATTTGTAAAAGTAAAACAAGCCCTTGCTACCATTGAAGGTATTGAGCTGATAGACCTGCAACGTGGTCAGTTTGATAACCCCGAAAACGGCTATCCCGAAATATGGACAGCTGCACTCATTCAGGTAATGCCTATCACATACGAGACGATGACACAGCACGTGCAAGAAGGCGAGTGTGAGTTTCATATAGACTTCTATTGCAAAGACGGCTGGACAGACCAACACTTAGGCACTGCTGACCCCGAAGAGGGACTTATGGAACTGGATATATTGGACAAAATCACCGATACCATACAATTCCTACAAGGTGAGCAGTTCAAACCCGTACAGCAGGTGCGAGAGGAAGAATTGCGCTTAAGTGATGACGGCATTATGAGCTATCGCATAACCTTTACCACTCATATTTATAGGCGCACACCCTACCCCTATACGGGTAGAAGATTGCAAATCGCAAGTCATTAATCATTAACAACTAATCATTAGTAAAGTGTATTTAACCAAAGAAGAACTCAAAACCGTAGCCGCCAAAGAGGTAATAGACCTTATCACCCAAGGCGACGAGCAGATAGTAACAGAAATCATTGCCGAAAGCATAGACCTAATAGCTTCTTACTTGTACAAGTATTACGATACCGAAGCTATCTTTGCCAAAGAGGGAGATGAACGTAGCAAAATACTGCTCAAGTACCTCAAGGATATTGTTATCCATGAAATCTATATAAGACGAACTAAAACCCTCAACCAAGTGGCAAAGCTTAGGTATGACGAGGCTATGTTATGGCTTGAAAAAATAGCCAAAGGAGAAATAGAAGTCGCCCTACCCAAGCGCCTAAGAGACACCGATGGCGACGGCACCCCCGATACACCCACCCCTTTTATGAAGCTCGGAGGGCGAAAAACCTATAAAAATCATTGGTGATTATGTCTAACAACAACTTTACAGAACTCCGCCGAAACCTCGAAGTCCTCGCACGATTAGTGAAAGAGGATATCCCTATTGTACTTAAAACAGAGGGACTCAAGTTTATTCAAAAGAACTTCCAAGATGAGGGGTTTAATGATGAGGGCTTACAGAAGTGGCAACCTCGCAAAACTAGGGATACACGAGGGCGAGACCTTACTCGTTACCGCTCGGATAGGGTAGGCAAAAAGGGCACCCTTACCCCCTTTGGCAAGCGTAACCAGGGGCGAGCTATCCTTACAGGATACAACTCTGGAGGCAACAAGTTACGACACTCATTTATGGCACGTGTAGAGAAAATGCAGGTTACCTTCTACACTCATAAGGAGTATGCCTTAAGACACAACGAGGGCTTAAAAGGTATGCCTAAGCGCCAATTTATAGGCGACTCCAAAACCTTATTCAACAATGTCAAAAAGGAAATAGACCGTTTATTCAATCAATTAAAATAATGGCAAAGCAATCCCATAAACAACGTATAGAAAAGAGTGTCACCCTTAGTGGTAATGTACTTAATAAGAAGGTACATTTGGGCAAAAATACAACCCAAAACATTCAGCAGGTAACCAATCTAATGGTGGATATCATCAAAAGACAACGTAGGCTATGGCGTACCGAACTCAACCATTGGCACTCGGCACGTTATGCCCGCTATAGTGTGGACTACCCACGTACTTACCCATTGGAGGAGGTATACCAAGATGTACTCCTCGACGGACACCTTACTGGTATCACTGAAAACCGTACCCTACGAACTACCAATAAGGACTACATTATCGCTGTCGATGAGATTAAGGACGATACCCTAACCGAGTATATCAAGGATAAACAATGGTTTGAGGACGTGATCGAGTTTGCTCACCAAAGCATCTATCACGGGCATTCTCCTATATGGCTCAAAGAAGTAACCAAGGGCGAAATCAAAGCCGTAGAGCTTATTGATAGGGGCTTGGTAATCCCCGAAAAGCACGTACTGCTCAAGGACTATGATGCTACCACTGGCATAGACCTACGAGATGTGCAAGAGGTAGTATTAGTAGCACAATTCTACAAGCATTCGGGGTTACTCGAAAAAGCGACTCCTTATGCGATACTCAAGCGCCATTCGTGGGGTTCGTGGGACGAGTTCGAGGAGCTCTTTGGTATACCTATACGTATAGCTAAAATCGCCTCACAAAGTGATAGTGTGAAAGAGGAAGTTGCCCAGTGGTTGGAGGAAATGGGTTCAGCTTCGTATGGCGTTTTTCCTATTGGCACTGAAGTAGATATTAAGGAGAACAGCAAAGCCGATGCTTTCCAAGTGTTTTACCGCAAAATTGAAGCCTTAGACAAAGAACTCTCCAAACTCATACTGCACCAAACAATGACTACCGAAAACGGCAGTAGCAAGGCTCAAGGCACAGTACACGAGAATACTTTGGAGGAGGTCGTCTATGCCGACGAAAAGAAGATGTTAGCTTTCCTCAATAACCAGCTTTTGCCCGCTATGCGTGCCATTGGCTACTCTATACCCGACAATGCCAAAATAGCCGTAGAAAAAACCACAGACCCTAACAAGCAAATCACTATAGACGGGGTACTCTTAGGGCGTGGCTATATCCTTACCCAAGACTATATAGAGCGTACTTATGGGGTGGAAATAGAAAGCATGCCTACCTCTACCTTTGGAGGAAGTAGTGAGGGTGAGTCAAAAAAAGCCTAAGCCTACTCAAGTTACACTATCACACCCATTGTTGCCCCGAGCATGAGCCTATAAAGCTCAGCAAGGAAGACAACGACTTGAGTAGGCTTATTGAGGAGTATATTCGTATGGTTTTCCAAGAAAGAGGTGTTAGCGAACCCCTATCGGAAAAGCTATGGAGGTATTATTATAGGCACCTCTCTAAAGCAGTAGAAATAGGCTATAGCCCCAACATAGAACAAGCAACCCTCGATTTGGTTAGTAGCCTCAAGCACAATATAGCTACCTTTTCGGCTTTCAAAGAAACGAGCTTCAAGCAGCAGATAGAGCAAGTCCTTACCAAGGACGGGCGTGTACTCCCATGGAGTGAGTTTAAGAAAGAAGCTGAAAAACTCGACACGCTCTACAACAAGCGTTGGCTACAAACCGAGTATAACCAAACAGTGGCTAATGCGCTCTCTGCACAAAAGTACGAGGAGTATATAGCTAACAAACGCCTATACCCTAACCTTACTTATCACGCGGTGCACGATGAGCGCACTCGTGAAACACATCGTGCCTGGGATGGGTTTACGCTACCTGTAGAACATTCTTTTTGGCAAACACACCTACCTCCTAATGATTGGGGTTGTCGTTGTTATGTAGAACCTACTGCTAACCCCGTAACCGAGGGCGTTCGCACAGAAGACGTCCCAATAAAAGAAGCCTTTGCTAACAACCCCGCTCTTTCGGGGGAGATATTCCCAATAATACCCTATGCCAAAGGAATGAGCGAAAAAGCCGTTAAGGAAGTAGAAAAGCAAGTGGAAAAACGGCTTAACCAAGAGAATAAGAAAGAAGGAAAGGTTAGCATAGGTAAAAACTATGATAAAAATGATTTTGAAAGGAATAAGTATATAGCGGAGATATGTGCTAAACAAACTGGTTTCGATTTTCATATTAGGGAGCATATAGAAGTAGACGGGCTAACCAACCCCGAATATTTGATAAACAACGCCTTTTTAGGGGATAGAAAGTCCATAACCTCTAACTCTGGTATTAAAAATCAGATTGATGCTGCAAAGAAACAAATGTTTAATTCACTTGTAAACCCTGACAATAAACCCTACTATATTGTATGGGATTTAGATGAAGTAAAAGACTTAGATTGGGGCAAAATAGTCCATAATTTATCAAAGAAAATCACTAAAGAAAGAGGTAAGTATATAGAAGGTATGTTTTTTCAGTATAAAGGAAAAGCCGTATATTTATCAAGAGAAGATATTATTAATAGAGATTACAAAGCACTTGATGATATCAAATAATCATAAAGCCCCACCATAAAGGTAGGGCTTTATTTTGGGGCAAACTTAGCTGTTCACCGCGTTTGCATTTTTATACTTATTTAAGTAAGCCTTTTTAAAACAGGTAGCTTAATTAACTACCTGAGTTGGGGTCGAGAGTTTTCTTATGTAGCCTCCCAACCAATTTGTACTGCAAAAGTACAACTATTTTTTAAACTGCCAAAACTTTTTCAATTATTTTTCTGCATAGATACCCTCATAGAAGACTATCGCCTCCACTGTACGAGGGGAAAGGTACATCTGTGTGGCTACTTCTGCTATAATAGCCTCTGCTCGCCATTGTGGGTAGCGTTTGCTAAGGCTTTCAAAGAGTTTTCGCACACACTCATTACGCTGTTTTAGTCGTTCTTTTCGCTGTATTGTATAGGTTTTCATAACAATATTTTTCCTGTGCAAAATTAAAAAAACGCCCGCTTATTTCCAAATTGGATTTTAGCGGGCGTTCCATAAAAATATAAAAACGGCACAAATCAAAACTTTCTCATCTTCTTATACATCCTTGCTAGGTCATCATCATAGCTTTCCGTTCGGTTTTCCTGATAGCGAAAGCGCTCATGGGCTTGTTGGTTTTCCATCGTGGCTACCTCCGTACGCTCCTGATCGTACTGTCGGAAAATACTCATTAGCTTGGGCATACTGATACGCTCATATAGCTCGCCAAACTCCCCCGATATAATTCGCCTAAAGATAAGCGACAGCTCCGAGAGCTTCAAAAAGGGGTAATCCGTGATGATTTGCTCTGTACATAGGGTTATTTGCGCTTCCGATAGCGGATTTTTTAGGTTCAATAATTCATTTAGCTCCACAAGCCATAGGCCTATATAACTCCTTAAAAATAGCTGTCCCTTGTCCTTCTTTATCTGTACCAGGCTCACTGTCTTACGGCTTAGCGCATCGCTCACTCCCTTGATTGTTATACTGTGCATAAGGCAGTTACTCGGCGAATAAACCCTCAAAAAGTCTTCGTTTGAAATCGTGGCTAACGCTTGATTTTGCTTTACTATTACCTCGTTTTGCATTCTGTAATATCTTATTAAGTTGGGAATTGATATACTTTAGGTCAGTATTCCGTTGGTGGAACTCGTCCAACTTTTGCCAGTTCTGTAGCAGGTACTGCCAAGTGGCGAGGGCTTCCTGCTCATCAGCTGAGTTGCTCGTCAGGTAGGTGATGATTTGCTTGAGGGCATTGCCGTCCGCCCCAGTGAATTTTGGGGACAAACCAAATTGTCTATGGTAGAAAGCAAACCACTCGTCCAAGAACAGGGCGTATAAGCTCGGCGGGTTCGCCTCTTCCTCTCTGTAGGTAACTCTATCCCCCCAAGTCCCTTGCCACTCTTCTATAAGGCTTTCTAATGGAGGGATAAGATACCCTATTTGCTTGAGGTATTCCCCCTCCAAAGTACCTTTCTTGACCTCTAACTTAGAGAAGGTGCCACCCTTATATGTGAGCTTCAAAACTACTGCACAACTGCGAATCGTTACTATATAGGTCATTTTTTAGTCTTTATTATTAGTCACTTGTCGTTAGTCATTAGTTATTAGACCTCTACTTTTGCTTCTGTTAATTGTTTCCCACAATCTTGGCAAAACACAGCAGTTATCACTACTGTACAATGCCCTCCTATGGTGCGTAATACTTGATGCTTGTGAGAGCATTTGTCACTAGTCACTTGTCGTTTGTCACTTCTTTTCATATCGTTTTTCAATTATCTTCTCCAAGGCTCCTATTACCTTACTGACTTCCTTAGTCGTCATCTCTTTTAAGGGCTTTTGTATGGGACACCTCTTACTTAGCAGAAACCTACCCAATCTTCCAAGGTCTGGAATCTTAGGATT